CGAGCGACGGAAAGTCGTCGAGCTCACAGTACTCCTCGCAGCGGCGACAGAGCATCCAGCCCGCCGCGTCGGGGTCTGGGCAGGACATGCAGAGGCCGCCCTCCCATGCAGCGACGTTGCCGCACTCGTCGTTGGAGCAGAAGAAAGTGTGCTGGGGGGTAGACATGATGGACGACATTGGGGGCTTTTCTCATTTTCTGATGAGAATAAATCCATTTTGGCCGGATAGTCAATTTCCTCTGGGACTATTTTTTTTAGTCCTTTCATATAAATGCCCACGGAAAATCGCTATTACAAGGAGTACCCCGACGGAAAGGTTATTGAGGTTACTGAGACCGGAGTTGTGCTTGATCCTCAGCCGCTCGCGGCAGAATGGCGCGTAAGCTTAGCGCTGTTGAAGGAATCCGCTCCTAACGAAAATTGGGTGTCCCGCGGCCAAGCCGGCACTGGCCGGCGCCACCGCCGTTCCCGTTCTCGTCGTCGCATGAGCAGGGCTAGTCGTCATCGCAAGCAAAAGAAGATGTAATACTTTTCGGTTGGATCGGGATCGTTGGCTTCCCCCAGAACGCCATGAGCAATGAGTAAATTTCGCTGTGTTTGGCGGAACATTTCAACGATCAATTCAAAACGTTCACTGGTCATAAAATACCAGTCAATTTTAGGCCAATTATGTTTCACTAGGTCATCAACCTCAATGACAGGTCGTGGGGTGACCTCCATTACTTACACTGAACATACTCATTGAAAGTATGGAGCAGTTTTACGTCAACTTTAAGCAGCTGAATGATGAGCAAAAAAGGAATAAGCTTGATCAGATTCTGATGTTTCTACGACAACAGAATGCGCTCAATGAGGCAGAGGCGTTTCAGGATTTAAAAAGTTGTTACCCTCGGGAGTTTCCGCTTCACCCTAATGAACGACAGTTCCGAGAGCATCTTGCTTGGACGAATTTGGCGCAGTTTCAGAAACACCCTGCAGTCAACCACATCTTCACACAGGGTTGACGATCCCGGGGTAGAGTGTGATGTACTCCGTGATCCACGGCGGGGCCTTCTGGAACGGCCCGAGCTTCTTGTATGCCGCCAGAACCTTCTGGTCCATCTCCGGCGTACGCTGAACAACCTCCTTAGCTTTATACTCAGGCCCAATGATCTGGCCAAGGTACATGGTGAAGAACTCGTCAACCCCCAACTTTGCGAGTTGCTGCATGACCTTCATCGTGTCGATGAAGGATGTCTCCGTGTGACGGATCTTCATGTGATGACCGATGATGGACATCTCATTTGCGTCGAGATCGCCCAAGTCGGCGTTCTTCAGCCAGTCCCAGAGACACTCGCGCTCGAGGATGAACTCAGCATCTTGGAGGTGGACGTTCTGCTCGAGAGTGAAACCGAGTTGTGTGTAGTTAAGCATTTTGACCCAATGTAAAAAGTTTTGTTGTTGTCAAATCCATTTTGCGCGATTCACTTGCGCCACCAGATCTGAATGGTGCGTGCAGCGTAACACTTGTAGCACGTCTCGTCCTCTGGCGAGGGCATCTGGACTCCACAGTCCCAGCAAATGCCCGGGGATACATTAGGCGACTCGAACCCGTGGCGGTCGAGCCAGCAGTTGGTACACCACTCGATCCCGAAGATCTCGATGTCGCAGCCGGGGCACCAGGCGTGGTTGGGGCAGATCATGTTCTCGTCGTCGACTTCGATGTCGCAGTCGATGACGATGCAGTGGTGAGTGGAAGGCATTTTGTTTGGGGGTATTTCTAGATTTCTAAGCTAAACAAATCCATTTTAGCCTAGCGGCGGGGGAACACCTGGCTCCAGGCGAGGCGGCAGACGACGGCAAAGAGAACGGCGTGCGTGAGGTTCACTGTCATCGTCGTTCCACCCGGGGGGAGACGGACGAGCACGCCGGGGATAAACGCATAGAACAGGGCAGCGTGGAACAGAAGCTTCATCCACATTTTGTTGTTTAGTTATTCTGCGAGAGGATTTTTTGGTGAAACTCGGAATCGAACCGAGGTTCCGGGATTCAAAGTCCCATGTCCTAACCACTAGACGATATCACCACTTCTATATTCCGTCATTCATGAAGATTCCTTTGTGCCGAATGCAGTGTGGTATACGCACTTGAGTTTATCATCGAGGTTTGAGAGAAATACAAATACGGCATAGACAAAGATCATTTGACCGCCAAAGGACTCAATATACCCCTCGAGCTGACTCGTGACTGGCAGAATAGGAACCCATGAATGAACAAAGTATGTCATCCAGAACGCAACGATGATAATTATAGAGATTTCTGCCGCAACGTCAAACGTCTTGTAGATCAGTGATTGCTTCTCCCATTCTTTGTCAAAATCGGGAAACACATACCACATCGACCATGACAGTAGGCCGCCTAAGAACACGTAAAAAATAGCAATGGCAACCAGGTTGACAGTTAAGTTGACGATATGTCCTTTGACAACCGGTAGTTTGTTCAATCCGACGTTCTTCATTGTTTTTATTGCTAGAATGTAAATGTCAAGGGGACCACTTACATTAGCTGAAGTAAATCGGATGTTTGGCTTAGAATGGGAGGACCTAATGACTAACGAGAATTACGAACGTCTTCTAGAGGCAGGAGACCAAATACCTCTAGCCGACCAACAGCTTCTGAAAAATCCTCCCGTGGAAAAGACGGACATCATGCGGATCTTGAATGGATTGAAACATCAACTCGATCCGAGATTAAGAGGGACGGCAATACGACCGATGAGGCCAGAGGAACGGGGGGTGGGGCCCGAAGAAGGAGGTAGACGTACTCGCCGGCGTCGTGGCGGTGCCGATCGCGACGCAGCTGCGTTCTGGGCAGACATGGATGCCCATCATTCAGAACCCACGAGACCGCCTCCAAGACAACCGAAGGACCGTCGCGGGCTTCCACCCAAGCATCCTGGTTTCGGTAAACAAACCCGCCGCGATGTATCCCGCGGCATCGCCCACAAGGGTCGTGGTCGTAAAAGTTTAAAGAAACGCCGGTGAACTATACCATATGACGATCACGACCTGGGGAAAGCACCTCATTCTCGATGCAGCCGGATGTTCTCCGAAGATGATTGGATGTCCGATTGTAATCGGTAACTTCGCAAAGGACCTTGTCAAGCGCATCGATATGGTTGCGTACGGAAATCCGCATATCGTTATGTTTGGCACGGGCAACAAGAAGGGATACACACTCGTCCAGCTGATCGAGACGTCCAATATCTGCGCTCACTTTGTGGAAGAGAACAATTCCATGTATCTGGACGTGTTCTCCTGCAAGGACTTTGACCCTGAGGTTGTTCAGGAGGTAGTGTGTGAGTATTTTGATGCTAAATCATTCAAGACTCAGATGATTCTTCGTCAGGCTCCGCTGGGTCGCCTTGCTTAAAAGTCCATGAGGCACTTTCCATCTGTGCTACGGCTTCCATCCGGACATGCCTTGGCGACCCGCTGACCAGACGGCATGTCGAATGTCTCTTTAGAAAAGACTGCTGACGGTCCACCTACAGACGCAGGCTTACACTTGTCTCTACCCGAAACACATCCAACACCAGGACAGTAAAACTGGTCTGCAGGGCATCCTTCCGGTGTCAGACCAGCGATACATCCGACATCCTTACAATATACCTTCCCGGAAGGGCATCCGGCATCGCGTTGACCCATATCTCCACCAGGACAGCGAATGCCCTTGTCAAGACTCATGGAATACGAACTGCCGCCCATTGACATGAAAAGGAATATAATGACGGCTGCGAGAACACCCCACATCCAAAGGTTCTTTCGGGATCTTGCCATTAGTCTTTAGAAACATGTTTTCTTAACACAGTCGCATTCCGCTTGCGCAATCTAGATGCGCGACGGTACTTACGACGAGTGGATTTGCGTTTCTTTCCCCCCTTCAGAAACGAGTTGATCTTCGCGTCGTCGGTATGCTCACCCATTATTCTACTCCATGAGATTTCTTGTTCGGACATGTAGAACAGCTAGGCTTGGGGGTAGGAAGTAAAAAGTACATGATGAGAATGATGAGTGACAGAAGGACAATCCAGAGCCACATTTATTTACTTGTTCAGAATTACCTCGGCACATTCAGAACACATGAACTCCCCTGTTGCTTCATACATGGGCTTGTACATGAAGTACCGGTAATCCAGGCTCTTGCAGAAGACACATTCGAACTTCTCCTTCTCGATCGCAAAGATCTTGCAGGTATACCGCATTCCGTGATAGCACTCGGGACAGACCTCTTCGTCGCACATACGACAGGCGGAAACTCTCTTCAGTCCGTATGCGGCATGAGTCGTCATCATCGTTGAACAGATGGGGCAGGTAGACATCTTGATTCAAGTTGGATTCGTCAAATCAAATTCGTTTTCACAATTGACACCAACACCAGTATGGGTATACCGTATTACGTAGCATCTCTCCTTCGCACACACAAACATATTCAACAAGATACCGGGAACGCGCCTATTGAATGCGATGTTCTTGGACTCGATTTCAATTCCTTCATCCACAAGTATCTTCGACCGGAAAATCCAGTTGGCAGTGTAGTCGTTGCTCTTCGGAACTTTTTGCGCGACACCGTTCGTGCTAAGAAGGTCTTGATCGCTTTCGACGGTCTTGTACCCTATGCCAAGATTGTTCAACAGAGGTATCGGCGCATGCGAGAGCCTGAGGCAGATGCTCAGTTTGACAAGCACCAGATTTCGCCAGGAACACAGTACATGTATGAACTTGAGGAAGCGTTGCGGATGGTCTTTCCTCAGTGTGAATTGTCAGGAACAGATGAACGAGGAGAAGGCGAACACAAAATCTTTAGGTGGTTGCGAACAATCAAGCGAGAGAATCGCAAGGAAATTGTCATCTACGGTCTCGATGCTGATCTCGTTCTAATTTCAGTTGCTCAGTCCTTCTTAGGAAACATCAAACTTCTTCGAGAGAAACCGGAGGATGGATTTGCGACATTTAGCGTTAACGCTCTCAAATCAGCTCTACCTATTGAACCTGAGACGTGGGTGAGAATGTGTATTATGAATTTCGGTAACGATTTCATGCCCACAATTGCCATGTTCTCCTTGCGAGAAGATGGATACAATCGCGCTCTTCACTACCTGAACAAACCAAACCTTGACACCATCGAGGCCGAAGAGAACAAGATCCTCACAGCAAGGGCTAAGGATCATATTCGCAGAATTGTCTCACTCGATGGTCATGCGTTGGAATCGCGCGTAGGTATTCATCTGATGGACGGTGTTCTTGACTGGTCAAAGGTTGTGTATGCATTCTGGAAGACGTATGAGTGGACAGTTCATTATTTCGAAACGTCTGAAGTTCTGGATTGGTGTTGGTTTTATCCGTATGCCGAGGCTCCTCTCATGCAGACTCTGAAAGAGTTCGAGCGAACAGAGACCTTTACATGGGATCATCCTGAGCCACCCTTTGGAATCGACGAGCAACTGGCATTTATTCTTCCATCTCATTCGTATCCGGGTACACCGGCGTTTCCAGATGAGCTGTACAAAGAAGGGCCCGATTCTAGGCCTATGTGGATGAAGGCATATACATGGGAAACCGACCCGTATATTTCCCTGCCATGGGATCCTGCTCGTCCGCCTACTCGCATTGTATCGGTATCCCTAACGCCTTGATGACAGCTGTCTCCACTCCGAACAGATAATGGAGGACTTCTCCTATCACAAACCACACGGCGAGATATTCCAAGAACGTCCCTCCTCCAATCCACCACGACGAGAACCAGGCAATGAAGATCGTTAAAGCAGTGTCGACTACAGCAAGGCCCATGAAACGATAGGAATGTGCTCCAGTTTCCGGAGCTCCAAAGATGTTTCTAAACGGACAACCCATTGTCTTTACGGCGACTTATTTCACCGCAACCGAAAACGACCACCTACAAGTCCAACGCGAGGCTGTTGTCTCATGGCTACGACACGGTGTTCGATGGGTTCGTTGGTCAGTGAAGCGGGAGGTAAGAAGGTCGTATCTTCAGGGATGATGACTTCAAAGTTATTGTCGTGAGTCTGGAAATAACTGACCTCAATTTTTGTCATTTCGTTAATCTTCTTCAAGGATGTCAAGCCTGACGTATCTTGCATAGTTTTCCAGAAGCGCCGAATGTGGTTAAGATACGCGATACGGTATTCACGAGCAGAACGTCCCTTTACATTTTCGCGTAAAACCCTGAAGCAGTCTTCGATTGTTAGGTAGACCGGTTTATGAAGCCGATTGTTCACCGAGTTATGTACACGAAAAGCGAACATCATAAAGTCTCTGCGTGAGGCGAGAAATGTAGGGAACTTCTGACGGTATCCTGCGAGGGCCGTACCGAAGTGCTCCTTACATGAGGGACAGGTGATCGTCGACTGAAACATATCTAACCACGTTGACATCAAGGTAACTTCAGTGGGCGTTGGACTATCGGGGTAGCACGAGGACGCCGAGTGTAGTGTCATCCAACCAAGAGGGCCCCAAACGGACGTCATTACTTTACTTAGCGACAATCATCCCAGCCTCCATACCGCCTTCAAGGATCTCGCGAACAATGTGCGAAGGAGTGGTGGTGCCCACGCTAATTTTAGATTTCTCAAGAGTCTTGCGGACATCTTGGTCGCTCATACTTCTTACCTTCTGCTTGATTGTCTTTCGCCGTTGCTTCACGCCTTCTTCCGTCATGATGCGAAGCGTACCGCGGTTAGACTTCTTAAGGGGCGGCGGCCTTGCGGGATCCTTCACACCTTCAATTCCTTTCGTCAACTTGTCTGGACCTCGAGCTGACCGATGAGGCCTTGAACCCCTCATAGCACTCCGAGGGAACGTCTTCATTCCTCGGCGAGTAAATCCAGCTGCCTTGACTGGAACGGATTCCCCGCCCACTTTTTGTATTTTTACACCTGACATTGCTCTTGTTCAAAACGGATAGATATATTTACATGGAAGGTCACCCCAAATAGATACCATGACCACACCCTGGGATGCCGTAAATTCATACTTCTCAAATGGTGTCCGCCGCCTCGTTGATCACCAAGTGGACTCCTACGAGGATTTCGTTCGTGCTAAGCTCCCGCTCATTATTCAGTCGACTCCACCCATCACTGTTTGGCATGAGCAAGATGAGAGGCTCAAGAAGTACAAGTATGAGTTCCGGCTCACGTTTGAGAACGTCTCCTACCTCAAGCCGCGCATCCAAGAGGCTACGGGCCGCGTGAAGCCTATGCTTCCCATGGAGGCACGCATTCGCAACTTTACGTATTCTGCACAGATGTACGTTGATATCCGATTTGTTGCTCGCACCTACAAGGGACCTAACCTCGATACGTTCGACGAGGAGTCCCGTGTATTTGAGGGGATCAGCCTGGGCAAGCTTCCCGTTATGCTCGGTTCTAGTCTGTGCCTTCTAAAGGATTACCCTATGAGCCTTGCAGAGTATGGCGAGTGTGCCCACGACCCTCTGGGCTACTTCATCATTCACGGATCTGAGCGTACAATCCTGTGCCAGGAGAAGGTGGCTGACAATCGCATCATGATCTTTCAGAACAAGAAGACGACCTCAAAGCACCTCTACTCGGTGGAGATCAAGTCGCTTCACGAGTCCTTCACGATGCCTCCAAAGAAGCTGGAGATTCGCCTGAGCTCCAAGTTCAATGGACACGGAAATCCACTGACCGCATGTGTTCCTCGATTTCGCGAGGACGTTCCGGTTGTGATCTTCTACCGTGCTCTCGGTGTCGTCTCTGACAAGGCAATTGCTCGCCTGATCTGGGGTTCAGAGACTGAGAATCACGCCGAACTCTTGGCTGCTTCGTTCAAGGACGCATCCGAGATCAATGTCTTTACACAGGACGAGGCAATTCAGTACCTGACCAACCATCTGCAGTATGGCACGAACCAAGAGGATAAGTGCGCATACGTTCGCCAGCTTCTGACAACTGAGTTCCTTCCCCACGTCCGGTTCGCAGGTGAGACGTTCAATCCTCCTATCCACAATTCGCGAAAGGTAATGCTCATGTCGTCCATGATCCGGAGGCTCCTGCTGACCTACTGTAAGCAAATCCCTCTGGATGATCGTGATGCCTATCCGAATAAGCGGGTGGTGACCACAGGTGCTCTCCTGACGCATCTGTTCCGCCAGCTGTTTCAGAAGGTCTGTAACGACACTCGCAATGAGTTCGTTCAGGAGGTTAACAATGACAACTGGAAGAAGACTGTCAATGCCGATGGTGTCGTCACACCAAGACCGATGGACATTCTGAATATCAACAACCTCTACAAGATCCTCAAGCTCTCTGCGATCGAGGGCAAGCTGAAGCAAGCTTTGGCTACGGGAAATTTCATGGTACAGGGTCTGGGGAGCTCTTCGTCAACTTCGCTCTCCAATGCGACCAAGGTCGGTGTTTCACAGGTGCTGGCTCGCATGTCCTATGCGTCCACACTGTCTCACCTTCGTCGTATTCAGACCCCAGTGGAGAAGTCAGGTAAGCTTCTGGCTCCTCGCAAGCTTCATGGTACTTCGTGGGGGTTTGTGTGTCCGGTTGAGACCCCGGAGGGTCATTCGGTCGGCATTGTGAAGAATATGAGCCTGCTGACCTCTGTCTCCCAGCACGTTCCTTCGAATACGGTCCTTCACTTTCTGAAAGAGGAGTGCCATCTTGAGTGGATCAGTGTTCCGAAGGTCTACACTGGAACTTCGATCACTGTCAATGGAGTTATCGTCGGGTATACGCGTGACCCATACAACGTGATTACCCTGCTGCGAAAGTCTAAACAGACTCAGCGTCTCCACCCTCATATCTCGGTCGCTTGGTACACGCTGATGGATGTGATTGCTATTGAGACGGACGGCGGGCGTTTCGTTCGGCCTGTCTTCCGTGTCGGTGCGAGTGAGCCGGTAGGTGAGGCTCGTAAGAACTGGAATGAATGGGTGAAGACGTGTGTTGACTACATCGATGCGGCGGAGACAGAGACCTTGCGGATTGCGATTCGCAAGGAGGATGTCACGTCTCACACGCACTACGAGGTCCATCCCTCGCTCATCGTCGGTCACATGGCGTCGACGATTCCGCTGTCAGATCACAATCAGTCTCCTCGTAATACCTATCAGTCGGCCATGGGTAAGCAGGCGATGTGTATCTACGCCGGGAACTTTGCTAAGCGTCTCGACAAGAACGCCTACGTTCTGTGCTCTCTCGCCCGGCCGATCGTAGAGACTCGGGCTATGAATATCTTGAAGATGCACGAGATGCCCTTCGGATTTAACGGAATCGTGGCCATCGCATGCTACGGCGGTTACAACCAGGAGGATTCGGTGATCATGAACAAGTCCAGCGTGATGCGTGGCTTCTTCCGAGGTCTCTACTATGGAATGTACAAGGACGAGGAGCACCGGAACGTCACGTCTGGTCGAGAGGAGAAGTTCATGCGCCCTCAGAAGCACAATACTCGCAAGTACAAGAACACGAGCTATGCCGCGATCTCGGAGAATGGATTGCCGATCCTTCACTCCACGATCAATGAGAACGATGTGGTGATTGGCAAGGTCGTTAATCTTCGCAATGATGCGGCTGGATATACATACCGCGATGCCTCGACGACGCATAAGAATTCGGAGACGTGCCGCGTAGACGGTGTGTGGCAGGACAAGAATTCAGACGGGTATCCGTTCATCAAGGTCCGTACTGTCTCCGAGCGTATTCCCCAGATTGGTGATAAGGTATCATCTCGTCACGGTCAGAAGGGGACGATTGGAATGATGATGGAGGAGGAGGACATGCCCTTCACGTCTACGGGCCTGCGTCCGGATATCATCATGAATCCTCACGCTGTCCCGTCTCGCATGACGATTGCTCAGCTGATGGAGAACATCTTCGGCAAGATCGGTGTTCGTAAGGGAACGCTAGGCGATGGAACTCCTTACTCCCATATGAAGGTTGAGGATCTCAAGGCTCACATGCTAGAGATGGGTCTGCATCCCTACGGCAATGAGATTCTGTATAATGGCCAGACAGGTGAGATGATGGAGGCGGAGATCTTCATGGGTCCCACATTCTACCAACGTCTGAAGCATATGGTGATTGATAAGTCGCATTCTCGAGCCCGTGGGCCTATTGTCTCACTGACCCGTCAGCCTTGCGAGGGACGGTCTCGCGATGGTGGTCTGCGCGTAGGCGAGATGGAGCGGGACTGTATGATTTCACACGGCATCTCGGTGTTTACCAAGGAGCGTCTGATGGATGTTTCCGACCCGTTCAGGACAGGTATATGTAAGACATGCGGGACACTTGCGGTTGTCAATCCAAGTGAGGGCATCTATTCGTGTGGCGCATGTGGTAACAAGACGGACTTCGTCATTAAGACATTGCCGTATGCGATGAAGTTGTGGATGCAGGAGCTTGAGGCAATGCATATCACACCAAGGATGGTCTTAGAGTAGAGCGACGGCGCCGCCTTCCTGCGCTCAGTCCTTGAGCAACGGGTTCAATAACAGATCTAATATTCTGATCTACGACATGAGGATCGCTACACGACACTCTGTATCCTAAATCTTGACACATATTATTGGAGGATATATCATATTTACTAAATGTACGAGTGCACCCCGCCGAGCTTTCGTAGTAGTACTCGCTATTAAATGCATCGCACGAGTGATCTTTGAATCTCTGGAGATACTCATCCATAATAAGTACCATTTGGTCTCTGTTACCGTTCCTACATGCGACACGGAACTCATTGTCGGTACGGATCGTATCCATAATCCATCGTATCTGGAGATTTGCTTGTCTGTCTTCTGTTGCTTTCCATACAAGCCCAGACCACGTAGATTGTTTTGATTTTTCATCACGGACAAACTGTCGTAAAAGCGTACCTGAATTGGTCATACACATGGATCCATTTGGGTTGTCAATGATATACTTCAGCAGGACAGGGCGAATCAGTGATGTAAAACGCTTAAACCACCAACCCGCGCCTGCTTTACACCTTGCATACGCTACGGGATCCCCACACCCACCTCCTTTTTGACGCCGTTTTGTTTGGCGACGCATTGTATTGTTGAAATATTTTTAGTCAGGAGATGACAGTCATCGTAATTCCAATAGGCTTCGTTTACTTGTCGCGTTCAGATGAGTAATATATTGACAACAAGTAATCGAGAATGGCAGGTTCGTCCATCGTTGGACCGGTCGATCGTGCCACCGCGTCCTCCTCTCCAGCCTTCATAACATGGTGGGGGGCTCGAGAACAGTATCTGGCCACTCATAGACCGAAGAAAGCGGTCGTTCCGAGAGTTGTGCGCGGGGCGCCGGAAGTTGAATTGTGCAGGCGTATACGTGAGTATGACATTCCGGCTTCAATAGATAAGTTGCTAGCAACAACCCCAATTGTCCGTGTGTTGGGGGGTGAAGATGATCCACCTATATCCAGTTTTTTATTTAGTAGCTTCCGCACAGCCACTGGAGAGACCAAACAAGCCAATCTCGACAGTACCAAAGCTTTCAACAAACAAAATCTACCCGAATACGAGAGGCTGCGTGGAGTTGAGAAAGCCCTCGGACACAGGATAAGGGAACAAACAATCCGCGAAGCGATGGAAAAAGCGTCAAATGAATGGAAACCTAGTGACGGCTGGGACAGAGAACATGCCATCGCAAACGCAACACGAGTAGCCGGCGATGGCGATGGAAAATTTGAATCTCGGCTTACCCGTGAAAACGATGAGTCGTTTCGTTTCGCATTCAATAACGGCCTTGCTATTACGGGTCTGATTGGGCTTTGGTTTGAGGATCAACAAACGTATCACAGTCATCATCGGATATCACACGCGATTGCGTATCTTCTTCGTCCTCAGCAACCCCTCAATGGGACATACGAGTTAATATTGCTGGAATCGTATGATACAGTGCAAATCGCGCCGCCAGGAGATTGGGAAGATATCATACTGGAAGGATTCAAGACGTTTTTTGGTCCACGCATTGTATTGCGTACGCCTGTACGAGGTCAAAAACTTAATTTAACAGGGGAAGACGGGGGTGAGGGTCAATGCGTATTGTGGGCCATAAAAATGATCGAACTGTTGGCATTGGTGGACCCATATACCGTCACAGAAGCAGAACTCGTTGCACATATCGGCGGAATAACGAGACGCGGCGGCCGGAGATCACCTAGAACTAGACGTCAACGCCGTCCAACTCACAGGAAATCGAGAACGAACTAGATCACTTACCTGTGTAGCAACATCGCGAATCTCGGCCTGCGCATCAGGGCCCATACGAAGATGACAGAGACGAGCATATGCGGCTACCGAGCCAGTCTCAATAAACTCCGTCATCATATTCTGCGGAAGAACCATCCGTGCCTGCTCAGGTGGAACGTTGTTCCGTAACATTAGCTCATACGAAGAAATGGCATTCTGACACTTCGTCTCTAGGAACAGGCGAAGCGATTCGTTGTCATTATGAATATCATCGTTACTCCCCTGCTTTTTGCCCGGAGCACGTGTGCGGAACTGCGGGATATGGAAGGTGGGAGTTTCATCTACGTAACGTCGAGAGACTTCGTTGCGAGAGAATCCGATTGTATGACGGAACCACTCTCGAGCCATCCAGATTGGCATTTTCAACCGAAATCGCAGATGAGGGTGGAAGAAGGGAGATGTATGTTCATGTTCTGCGAGATATCCGATCAGCCTCGCATCCTTCTCCGTAAACTCATCCGAATGCTTATTCAGTGAAACGCGAGCCGCATTGACAACAGTCAAGTCAGTACCAAACGTATCGAGAAGCTCAACCTTGCAGTCCTCGAACATACGTAGTATACACAGGTGAGTCGTAAATGACGTTTTACAGCTCCTTCACAAAGTGATCGTCTTCGTTTCCGACATACCCCTGCTTTATGTAGAAAGGTATAGCCGGTGGCAAGGCGTCTAACGTAACTTGCCGTTTACCGTTCATTCTTGCCATTGTCTCTACGAACGACAGCATGTCCTTGCCCACACCTTTTCCACGTGTAGACTCGTGAGCACATATGGCATCCAGATTCAGTTCGTCTCCATAATGAAAGTTAATGGTCGCAAATCCCTTGGCCTTTTCGATGGGAAGATTTCCATGCGGATGCTTGGCACGAAGGGCATCTACTTGATGTTTATTTCCAAAGAAGAGGACGAGTGCGGCGGCCCGTGTGGCACGAGATAACCAATCAGAATTGATTGTATCTTCCCCGTTAAACGTACAGATTTCCGCAAGTGCATCCTTTACGCCAACGGGCATACCGACGATCCGCTCTGTGCCCTCGGGAGTCTTTACGTCATCTTCACGGACGTAGACGACTCGTGTCCGGTTAATCTCCTCAACCTTTTCCTTGATGGCGTTGGCTTTCTTTCGTTCAGTACGTGTGCGCCGGCCCGCACGGTTGCGGAATGTTCGCATTGTCTTATATCCTTGCTGCGAGAAACATGTCCTGTGACCCTTGGATTGGAGTAATACGATACCCAGTTGATTCAATGTACTCAAACAGTTCCTTGCGAATCGCAGACGCCCCGTTCTTCCACTCTCCCCAGCTCTCGAATATAAAGGGCGGATACCCACTCTCCTTCAATGTTTCTTGAGCACCCATCAGCACCTCCTTCTCAAATCCTTCGACGTCAATTTTTAGAAAGCCGACATTTCGAATTCCGAACGAATCAAGGGTCCTAACTCGAACTTGCTGAGTCGGTAGTGTATCATCCGTATCCGACAGCTTTTTAACACCGTTTCCACCTCCATCCTCTGAACGAATATGGTAGTCCAGAATTCCTTCCTTGTCTCCCAATGCTGTCTGGTGTAGAGTGATCTTGTTTTCCAATCCCTGAAGAACCGTATTGGCCGCAAGATAACAGAACACCTTCGGGTTACATTCGAAGGCGTATGTATGCTTTGAAGACGCAGCGCATGACCAAGCATACGTCCCGACATGTGCTCCAATGTCAATAAAGTTCTTATCGGGCTTGATGAAGTTGTCTTTCGCCCATAGAATCAGTGGCTTTTCGGCTATATCGCTCTCATAGAACCACTTTGCAACGCTCTTCTCAGGGAACAAAAGGGCTACATGGTCGCCTACCGAAGCATCCAGTTTCATGAACGTAGGCTTTTCAGATCTCGAACTTCCTGCAGCTAGGTAATACATATATACTTCATGGTATCTCTATGAAAGCGCAACTGGATCGTGATCCCGATTGCCGCGCCCCCCTGGGATCGCATAGTCGAGTATCGATGAAGGATCATAAGAGGGTAAACGCCGGCGCTTATAGAGTGTGATCGCAATACTCCCACCAAACAAGACAACAGCAACGATGCAACCAATCGCCAGGGGCTCCATTTTTATTACTGAGCCTCGTCTGTGAAACTTTCTTGCGTTAAAACAAAATGTCTCCTGCTCCTGTTCAGGGTGGTCGTCGTCACACTCGCCGTGCTCATGGTCCGTCCGCGAAGGCGCTCAAGCGTGTTCTCAAGTCCCACGGCCTCAAGTCGTCCGGCAAGAAGGCCACGCTGCGTGCTCGCGCCAAGAAGGCTCACCTGCTGAGCAAGGCGTAGATAACCTTAAATTCTCTACGTTAAACAAATGGGCAAACACACTCGCCGTCGTCGCCCTCGTGAGGTAGGTGGAGAATTACCACCAGGCACCACGAATGCAGATCTCGAGGCGGCGAAGAAAAGGTTAAACCCCACCGCTCCCGTCCCCGTCCCGCCCCGTGGCTCATCTCCAGTCCCTCCGGAATGGAGGAAACCACTGAGATCCATCGGAGCTCGTCGTACGCGCAGACGTTTTAAGGGTCGTGGTCGTAAGTAAATAATGTCCGTTCACGTTATTCTAGGTCCTATGTTTTCAGGAAAATCAACACGCATTCGAGAGATTGGGCTGAAGTATGTTAGTATTCATGCTAACGTTCTTTTGATCACACATCCCGGAGCACGGTCGGAAAATCCGCCTTTCAGCGTATGCTGTGTCCAGTCACTGACTGATGTTGTCAGTGACCAGTACGGCGTCATTCTTATCGATGAAGCACAGTTCTACGATGGTCTGGTTGACTTTGTTCGTAAGGCATCCGAAGATCATGGCAAGATCGTGTATGTTGCCGGACTTGATGGTGATTATCAGCGAGCCAAGTTTGGTCAGATTCTTGACTGTATTCCACTTGCCGACACGGTTGAGAAGTTGACGGCTTTCTGTACATTGTGTGCCGACGGGACGCCCGGGTTGTTCACTCGCAGAAAGGTACCCATTCGCGATCAGCAGATCGTAGTGGGGGGTGCAGATATGTATATGCCTCTGTGTCGCGAGTGCTACCTTCAAACATGTAGATGAAACGGCGTAATCACTTCCCATTCGCCAGACGCCTTACGACACGTCCTAACCGCCCAACCCAGGGACGTCACTACATCCCACATTGATGCGTCGCCCTAGCCTGTAAATAATTTTTCTTGCTCTTATTCAAACAAACAATATGGGTGGTGGTCTTCTTCAGCTCGTCAGCTATGGTGCGCAGGATATCTACATCTCGGGCAACCCCCAGATCACGTTCTGGAAGGTCCTGTACAAGCGTCATACCAACTTCGCCATGGAGTCCATCGAGGTGACGTTCAACGGACAGGCCGACTTCAACAAGCGCGTGACGGCCATCATCAACCGTAACGCCGACCTGATGTACCGCACGTATGTCCAGGTTGTGCTGCCGGCGGTCGACCTGATCTCGGTCGCGACCACGCTGAACCGCTTCCGCTGGCTCAACTACATCGGTCACCGCCTCATCAAGACGGTCGAGCTCGAGATTGGCGGTCAGCGTATTGACCGCCAGTATGGTGACTGGATGCAGATCTGGACCCAGCTGTCGCAGGACCCGGGCACGATCCAGGCCCTCGACGACATGATCGGCAACACCCACGACCTGGTGCTGATGAAGGACCGCAAGGGCTACCAGCTGGATGCGTCGTGCGCGGGCTCTGAGCTGACGAACTCGTGCGCCCCGCGTGCGGGCACCCCGGCGAAGACGCTCTACATCCCGCTCCAGTTCTGGTTCTGCCGCAACCCGGGTCTGGCGATCCCGCTGATTGCTCTCCAGTACCACGAGGTGCGCATCAACGTCGAGTTCGAGCAGTGGATCAACTGCTGCTACTACGAGCTGGTTGGATCGACGGCGGCCACGACGAGCATCCAGTCGCTCACGGCCGCGTCGCTGTGGATCGACTACGTCTACCTGGACACGGAGGAGCGCCGCCGCTTCGCCCAGCAGACGCACGAGTACCTGATCGAGCAGCTCCAGTTCACGGGTGCCGAGTCGATCACGTCGAGCTCCAACAAGATCCAGCTGAACTTTAACCACCCGGTTAAGGAGCTCGTGTGGGTCGTCCAGCGCGACTCGTTCGTGGACTGCACGCCTAACCAGATGTTCATCACTGAGGTCAACGGCATGCAGCCGTTCAACTACACGGATGACTTCTCCACGGAGGGCATCGTGATGGACGTGCTGGCCCGCGGTGGCCTGGGCACTGGCCAGTCGGGTGGCTCGACGGTCCAGCTCGGCACTGTCCCGACGACGACGGGCGATGGACCTTCGGGCCCCTACCTGCCGGGTGTTGGTATGTCCACGGGCCCCTCCCTGGGTGGTGCGTCGTGGCTCGACACCAACGCCGGTGTGGGCGGCAACGATCAGGCTGCGGTGTTCGAGGACACGACGAACTACCTGCTCGCGAAGGTGGTGCTCAGCTCTGGAGTCAAGTGCGAGGGCAAGGTGCCGACGGAGGTTGCCAAGCTCCAGCTCAACGGACAGGACCGCTTCACGGAGCGCGAGGGACGGTACTTCAACCGCGTCCAGCCGTTCCAGCACCACACTCGCACGCCGGCGGTGGGTATCTGCGTGTACTCCTTCGCGCTCAAGCCTGAGGAGCACCAGCCGTCCGGAACCTGCAACTTCTCGCGTATCGACAAGGCCACGCTCCAGCTCACGGTGTCCGTCAACACGGTGCGTGGTGGACGCACGGCCCAGGTCCGCGTGTATGCCGTCAACTACAACGTGCTGCGCGTGATGAGTGGCATGGGTGGACTGGCCTACAGCAACTAGAGACCTCCGCAACAATCCGAAAACAACACAACAAAATGTGTGTGGAAACCCACCTACATTTTCTGTTTGTCATACAAAATGAGATATCCCATCTACACCCCGAATGTCAAACCTTACCTAAAAAGCCTACATGAAGCAATTGAGTCCGGATGGGTCAGTTCGCAGGGTGAGTTCATTAACAAGGCTCGTTTGCGGCTTCAATACATGATTGGAACACCTTACGTGGTTATGACAAATAATGGGACTAGCTCCACACACCTTCTCTATCTTTCGCTCAAGTTCAAGTATCCATACCTCAAGACGATTTATGTCCCTAACTATGTATTTGTTGCTGTTTGGAATTGTGCTCTCTACGAGTATCCTGCAGATATGCTGCGTGTAATGGACGTAAACCCTGACACGCTTAACATGTGTGAAGATGAAGCGTATCTCAGATCATTGGAACCGAATGCTGCCGTCGTTGTTGTTCATAATGTTGGAAATGTCGTGAATGTTCCTCGTATGAAACGCATCCGCCCCGATCTTATCATCGTGGAGGATGTATGCGAGGCATTCATGGAGCAATATGAAGGCAGTGTAGTTGGTACCGCTTCCTTGTGTGCCGGACTCTCGTTTTTTGCGAACAAGATGGTTACGTCGGGAGAAGGCGGTGCGTTCTATACAGCAGATAAGGAGTTATATGAGTTTATCTATAGAACATGTCATCACGGCATGACATCCGAGCGATATATCTACGACACTCTGGGGTATAACTATCGCATGACGAATCTCCAGGCGGCGTTGCTGTATGATCAACTGTTGGATATCGACGCAATTATTTCACAGAAACGAACAGTGTATAGTCGGTATACAAAGCTATTTCCAACGGAAACAACGACAACAGGTATTTGGATGTTTGCTGTGCGACTCCCGACCGTTAGGGATTCGAACCACATGTGCCGTGTACTATCCACGTACGGTGTGGATATTCGCCCGATGTTTTACGATATCCATGATCACGCTCATTTGCAAGAAATAAAGGCACTGTCGGATGACTTTCACCATGAACAAGTTGTCATGATTCCGTCGTCAAGCACACTCACTGCTTTTGATCAGGTATATATTGCAACTCGTATACACCAATACGCAACGAACACACTGTCTCCACTCGAGATTGTGGAAGGAACCGCCGACTTGATTGAGGCGTTTGCTCGTAATGAGATGCCGTCTACTTTTAGGTATTTCAAAAATAGAGTGATCCCTGATTGCATAAAGTCACATGTTATTAGCTTGATTGGACTGATCGAAAACGAGCCCGTTGCATATGCGCACATCGACTTCGAAGAGAAGAACTGGATTGGTATTTGTGTTCTCCCTGCGTTTCATCGTCGCGGTTACGGTCGTATCATCATGCAGTTTTTGATTGACTATGCGCGCGTTGTAGACATCAATACACTATTTCTCACAGTTGACATTGATAATACGGGTGCGCAGAATCTATACACTACACTCGGGTTTACGGTCTGCGATAAAACAAGTGATCATTTTTCGATGATAAAGGTCATATGATCAGATTACCCGTCTCAATCGGAGAGGCAGTTGACAAGCTAACGATATTGGATATCAAATGTAAACGCATTCAAGATCCCGAACGCCTTGCGTTCTGTAAGCAAGAGTATGATATCTTATACGAAGAGCTAAAGGATACCGTGAAGACATTTCGATACTACTACGACCGACTGTTAGAAGTGAATGATTCGATCTGGGTTATGCAGGATGATATACGAGTCATGAAAAATCCGGATGGTCAAAAATGTGTAGAAATCTTAAATAAGAACGACATGCGGTTCCGCATTAAAGATGCCATCAATCATATATCACAGTCTGTCATTCGCGAGAAGAAGGGATACGCGAAACAAATCGCTCTGTTTATGGGACATATGGGTCTTGGCGATCATATTGGACTTATCGGGGCAGTTCGTTATGCCTCGCTACAATATGACGAGATTCATATTCCTTGTTTCTTAAAAAACCTCGAAACATTGAAGAGCTTCTACTCTGATAATCCATCAATTAAGTTCATTGTGATCAACGGTGGATATGTAGTGCGACCGACAAACACGAATCGAGGCGAGTGTATTCATGTACCCCCGAACGTGTTTGCAGCTGTGTTGCGTTCGGGCTTTTACACATTGCCTCACCACGACATGAATGATCTACCCTCATGCTTCTATCGTGACCTCAATCTTGATCCGGCTATCCGCCATACGTATTTTCATGTACCGGATAACGAACCTTCACATACGCTCTATTCCATCGTGAAATCACAAGCGTATATCTTCGTTCAACAGGTTTCGTCCAGCAATGTGACGCCGATCATTAAGTGGGATGTAAAGGACATTCTTACGATTGATCCTAACATGAACGTGTATCAGCAAGATCATCCGTGGTATGACCTTGCTCAACAGTTTGTTAATAAGCCGTTCTCCCATTATTACGAAACGATAAAGCATGCTGTCGAGATTCACACTGTGGATAGCTCCTTCTACTGCCTTGCTTCGTACCTACCTCTCGATGCAAATGTCAAGGTGTGTTACAATCGCGAGACAGGGGAACCTATTTCAACCTACACGTTTTCATGAAAGATCACTCACTACCATTTTTCTAACAAGCTCCGGAAATGACGTGTCTGCCTTCCACCCTAAAACGCGATATGCCTTTGAGGGATCTCCAATAAGATACTCGACTTCAGCAGGGCGATAGAATATGGGATCCGTTCGAATGACAATACGTCCCGTTTCATCGACACCCACTTCATCCACGCCTTGACCGGACCATGTTACTGTGTGACCAGCAAACTTGAATGAAAGCTCTGCGAATTCACGAACGGTGTGCATTTCACCCGTCGCTAACACGAAGTCGTCCGGAGTATCCTGTTGAAGCATCAGCCACATTCCATACACATAGTCCCTCGCGTACCCCCAGTCGCGCTTTGCATCAAGGTTACCAACTTTTAGAACGAACTCTGGATTCGCATAGATTTTCTTAATCGACATTGTGATCTTGCGAGTGACAAAGTCCTCTCCCCTGCGTTCGGATTCATGATTGAAGAGAATTCCATTACAAGCATACATGCCGTAACTCTCACGGTAGTTCTTTGTAATCCAATACGCATATAGCTTTGCGATCGCATACGGACTCCGCGGATAAAAGGCAGTTGTCTCGGTCTGCGGCGTCTCTTGTACCTTGCCATATAATTCTGATGTTGATGCTTGGTAGAATCGAGTTTTGAATCCAATTCCAAGCTGACGAATTGCTTCAAGAATTCGCAAGGGTCCAACGCCGTTCACGTCCAGAGTGTATTCAGGTTGCGTAAAAGATGTATGAACCTGCGACTGTGCGGCAAGATTATACACCTCAATGTGTTCTGCTTCGCGTATGGACAGAAAAGCGTTCATAATAGAAGCAATGTCTCCCATATCTGCTTGAACGAGCCTTAACTTTGGGTTTTCTATAATGCCTTGAATACGTTCTGTTTGCGTTGTAGATGAACGACGGATCAATCCAATTACTGTATAGCCCTTCTCAAGGAGGAGCTCTGCAAGATATGATCCATCTTGGCCCGTGATTCCGGTGATTACACCAATCCTATTCATTACGTTAGTGATACAAAGAAGTCTCGTGCGAATGAACACATAAATATGGCATTATGTAGTAATGGTCCACGCGTTCTCCTTTTGTCTTTATGGTCCGCCAAATCCTCTATATTATCCATTACCTATGCTGGAAAACATCTACTTGGCAGGCACATACTTTCCCATGTGGAAGGTGTACATCTACGTAGCTCCTGACGTGGACTCCGGGTTTGTGACTCAAGTCGGACACTATTCAAACGTAGTGATTCGACAAACTGAAGTTTGTGGTCCTGAAAATATGATACATCGTTTCTTTGCAATCGATGAGCCAGACGTTGAGACCATGTTTAGTCGTGATGCCGATAGTCGTATTCATTGGAAGGATAGATGGGCTATCAATGATTTTATGTCTAGACCTGCGTACTCTCTACACGGTATTCGCGATAATAAATCGCATGGAGCAGTGCTACTTGGCGGATTATGGGGTATGCGGAAAATCGGTATTAATATGAGAGGAACATACGAGATGTTCAAGGCCAATCCGCAGGATAATGGATGTGGATACGATCAAAGCTTTTTGGCAGCGTGTATTTATCCACACTTGAAGGACAAGTTATTAGTACATTATAGTAACGGACAGAAACTCAGTGGGGAACACGTTATCGAATTTCCCTTCGAATGGACAAACGATATCTTTTGTGGACGACCCGAGTCTAATTTCAAGGATACGACACAGCCACCCGCGAAAGAAAAATCGCGGTCGCATGTACTTCAATTTTTACATTCTAGGAGTAATGGTTGATATCAGTATTTTAATGCCGACTCTATATGAGAGACGTGCGCTATTTCAAGCGGCATATACCGAGATCATGCGACAAGTCAAAGAATGTCCGGAGATCAAGGTTGAAGTGCTATATGAAGTCGATAACCGTGAAATGACACTAGGAGCAAAGCGAAACAAGTTGGTTTCCCGATGCACCGGAAAGTATCATTGCTTTATCGATGATGATGATATCATCGCACCTTACTATTTGAAGACGTTTGTACCTATGATCACAAGTGGAGTTGACTATGACTGTGCCGCTTTCTTGGGCGCCCATTATGAGAGAGGTGTGTTTAACAAGCTTTTTTATCATTCAATCGACTTTCAGTCCTGGTTTGAGCGTCCCGAGGCTTACTATCGTACGATTTCACCCATGAACATTGTCCGTACGAGCATTGTTCGTGAGATTCAATATGCAGATATTCGCGATACAGAGGATCACGAGTTCTCAATGCGGTTACATAATTCTGGGCTTCTGAAGACTGAGTTTGCGATAGATAAGACAAGGCCAATTTACCACTACATTGATCGTGTCAAGGAAACGCGTTCTGAGTGGAGTTTTAAGTGGAGGGGGGACTATCTGGAGATGTATCGAACACCTAAGCGTTTTTCAACATTTAATCTTTTTAAGGTATAAATGAAGACAGTTGGTTCTCGTGCTCAGGTTATGCATGGCAACGCCCAGAAGACTTCAGGTGGCCTATCGAAGGGCGACCTCAAGTACAACAAGAGTGGTCGGATTGTTTCGCGTAAGAAGTCAGCTCGTATGTCCCATGGAAAAACCCGCCGCCATAAGTAATGGGTCTTGGCCTTTTTGGAACCCCACTCTATGTTAATGAGAAGTGCCTCGTGTTTGCGGCGTTTGTACTCTTGGTGTATTTCGCCCCTCATTCAAACGCTTGGCAGCATCAGGTTGTCGCTGGGTTCGTCTTGGCAATGGCTGCGTACGTCTTTATGGCCTGGTACGACTACATCTACGACTGTAATGATAAACTGGGACCAACCTTACTTGGAGCTTTTGTAGGTTGGCTCAAGCCATACGGCGGCGTACCACCAGGCACTCATGAGTTACCGATCAAGTACAAGAAGATTGTCGGGACATTTGATTTCGTAGTGTTGATTGTATTGCTGTGTCTATTGGCAATTCCTTATCTTCCCAGGAAGTAATGGCGGTCGCGAAGGATTTCATTGACGTCGCAATCAAGTCGGTGAATTGGCAATGGGGCAAGTTTGACATGCTTCCGATTGTTTTTGGAACGGTCATGGCTCTCATGGATATCTTTATGATGGGAGCCCTGAAGATGATCAGTAACAAAACCCTCCCGTATTCGGTTGGATTTCCTACCGCAACAGTTGTGTATGCGTTTCAACCGTATCTGTTTCTGAAGGCCCTGACCCATGCAGATATGACAGTTGTGAACCTCATTTGGAACTTGATGAGCGACATTATTGTCACACTCTCCGGCGTATTCCTCTTTGGTGAGAGCATCAAAGGTCTCCGTTGGCTTGCGATCGGTATGAGCGTGTTCTCACTCTGCCTGCTCGCCTACACCGATGAATAACTGCGTAGAAGAACTTAGACACCGAGCCTCGAGGATACATAAATGAGCGAAGACCTGGTAGTTGCCAAGACAGTTCAGACGTCGCCCATTCGTACTCTCGCCGAGGGTCTTAAGTCGATGCTTGTGGAGATGAGTCTTGTCTTTGACAAGGATGGCATCCGCATGATCGCAATGGACAATACCCGTACAGTCCTCACTCACATGAGGCTTTACGCAAATAAGTTTGAGGAATACAGGTACAATCACTCAGCACCGAAGCTGGACGTGGGGTTGAATACGGATCACTTCTACCGTATTGTGAAGACGGTTACGAACGATGATACGATCACCTTTTCGGTCTCCAGAGCCGAGTCGAATCACCTCTGTATTACCCTGGAGAACGGTGAGAAGAAGCGTCGTATCCGCTATCGCCTGAATCTGCTGGATCGCGATGATTCGGACATTACGATGCCCGAAACAGAGTTCTCTGCTCGTATCACAATGCCTTCTCTGGACTTCCAGAAGATCTGTCGCGACATGACTCTGTTGTCGGCAAAGACTGTCGATATCAAGAATGTTGGAAACACATTGACCTTTTCTTGCAAGGGACCCTTTGCATCACAGACTGTCACTATGGGCGATACGGCTTCAGAGATGTCCATAGCCAAGAAGGAGTCTGAGGAGATTGTGAGTGGAACGTATTCCCTGCCTCACCTTGTTCTTTTTACTAAGTGCTCGAACCTGTCGAACAACCTGGAGGTTCACATGAAGAATGACTGGTTCATTATGATCCGCTATGTCATTGCGAACCTCGGCGACATCAAGTTATGTCTCATGCCATGTTCGACATAAATGTTTTCGGAATACTTCATAATGGCGGCCGAGTTCTTAGCTCAAATAAATATGCATCTAGACAATCCGACACCCGAGGGTCCACTTGTTCCCGTGATTGTAAATCCAGACAGTAAGTTTGTTGTCATCACCTATTGGTGGGGCGGAGACAGACTTAACAAGAATACTCAACGCCCATGCCCTGATGTACTCCTCGAGCAAATCAAGGAAACGCTTGAAGAACAGATCGTCGAAGAAGGCGAAGACGCGGATGAGGAGAGTGATGAAAAAGTGATTGCGAATATCTTTACCACCTTCAATGCTGCGAAGAAGAAAAAAGAGGCGATTAAAAGGGAAGGTAGGCCACTGACAGTTGCAGAGAAGGAAGAATTTAATGCTGCAGCAACGGCTCGCCAGACGTTCTTGGCGACATACATTAACAAACCGGAAACAAAGGTCAAAATCGCAGCAATGACAGAACAACTCATTGAAAAAGCGAAGGCAGAAGGGGAGTGGGGAGAGTTTCTTCCTGGTAAAGGAGGTTATGTAGCTCCGATTACGTTTGAACAGATGATTACACGTTGGAAGGAAGACTGCCGCAAGGCAAATTGTAACTATATGGCAATTCGGTACACGGGCTTTGAAGCTAATGGCATGTACCAATCCGCCATCAATGCGAAACCGTTGTTCATCAAGCGTGCCGTGGAATCATGTGCGGCCGCTTTCAAACAACTGGGAAAGCCATTCACGGGATGTCTCTACATTGACGGCGACGAAAAGGTTAGACAGTACCCTGTGTTGTTTGATACGCCTAACGTAGATTTCATGGCACGCGGGTGGAACTGTGATCCCCGTGCTAGCAGTAGGTATTTGGGAGAACTGTGTTACGATCCGTATATCTTTGAAACATCCGGAGGCATCATGTTTTTTGCGGATAGCGTTCCTTCTAAAAACCTATTGGACTCATGGTCTAAAGAAAGCCTAAAGCAAACCAATGCGGGTAAAGCCGATGACCGTATCCTTTCGTTAATTTTTACGAACCGTCAAATGGATCTTCCCATTGCTCTGATCCAGCTGCCGATTGAATACCTATGGCTGAACAGTGCATATACGTTCCAGCTTCCGAAAGACAGAGCTTTTAAGGATGTCATCGTTACTCACCCTGAATGCTTGACAAGTGAAGAAGCAGCCGGAGACCAAGGCGCTGCTTCAGATCGTAATCCGCGGTTTTACACGAACTTAATAACCAATCGTATAAGGTGTGAGAATCGTGGCGGAATTTTTTACGAGCGTGTTTTCTTTGAAAAGAAGGAACATCGCGCAGCCTTCCGACCATACTTAGATTACATGGGTCGCGATGATGTGAAGTTTGATAATGGCAAAAGGATGTTAGTAGTCGTTCCATGGGACGCTGGTTATGGAGAGTATACGGTCGCAGTAGAAGGAAACAAGGCGGCCGCCGCCGCCGACGACACAGCGATTGTACCAACAGAAAAAATCAATGGTCGCGATTGTGTTCGTCTAAAAACTCTAGAGGTACTACCAATCTACAAATGTCTGAGTCAGGGACTTGATGTTGTGATAGGTGATGTCCCTCAAGTAAAGCCCGAAACGGACATTTATGCTATTAATCTTACACTACCTTCCGATGAGACGGATCTTCTAACTCACTTGATACTTGACATTGAAACCAAGGAAGATAGTGATGGACTTCCCAAACTATTTTTCTGTGCAAGGAACCGAATCGTTGTAGAGCTGATCTCCATGTGCACAACCTTGGAGGACATAAATAAACACATCGAAACAAGTTACATGTTTCTCTCGCGAATCCGTTGGCAGTTTGGACCCCGGCCTGATGGACCTTCCAACGCCGCCGTGTCGCCGCCTCCTCCTCCTGAACGTTCCAACGCCGCAGCGATTCCTCCGCCTCCTCCTCCTGAACCTTCCA